ATTATTGGTCGTTGTATCTGACGGACACTACACAAGTGAGGAAATGGAAAGCGCAAAGGCGTGGGTTGCTCGTTGCTCAAAGAACGGCGTAGCAGTTCTATGGTTGCCAATCGGAGATAACGGCGCAACCGCAAAGCATATTTGCGCTGGTGCTAACGCAGAGGTCGTTGAGAACATAACTGACCCAAGTGTGTCTGCTTTGATTATCGGCAAGAACGCCGAGAAAGTTTTATCAACGGCAGGGCAAAGGTTCGTGGCATGAGATAACGGCGAGGTTTCGTGGTCGGGTATCGTCCTTATTGGTGCGTGTGTCCCCCCGATTACGGATAGAGAAATCCCCTTCGTGTATGCGAGGGGGATTTTCTTTTCCCCCTTTATATGTATGCGCTATATAAGAAGGGGGAAAAAACGGATAGGACGAGAGAAGCTTTAGCGAAAGGAAGTTTTCATTTCCCCTACCTAGCCGACCAGACCGAGTAGTCGTTGAGCGTAAAGTTGCTGAAGCATGACGGAACTAAATAATCTATTTTCCCGCTTTCATAAAGAGTAAAAATCCTACGAACTTATATTTTCAGTTCCACCCCAAGTCGTTACCCACCCAGGAATTTACGCTCAAAAATTAAAGATGACGCATAGGAAGTAAAAACTTTTATTTGTTATTGACGATTACTGCTCGCTTTATGATAGGATTTTCCCAAGACAAATGACGAAAGGTAAAACATGAAATACGAAGTAGTAGTTTCAGCAAACATCAGAACTGTATGGGAAGCCGATAGTGAGGAACAGGCTCTACGACAAGCAGAGGCTTGGACGGCAGAGGAATATGGCGACCTAGTTCATAAAGCAAACTTTGACGCAAGGGAGATTTCATAATGGCTGAAATCCATTACCTGATTTGTTTTGATACAGAAACTAAAAAATGGAAAGCGGCTGACGAGGCTTTGGGTTCATGGTTTAGAAACGGCCCGGTGTGGGACGGCCCGGATCATGATGAGGGCAAGTGGAGATTACTAAATTATGACGACCCTATTGAAATGGATTTGGAATACGAGGCAACTGAAAAAGTCGGCGAGATGTTACGCCAACTAAATAAGTAGGGGGAAAAAATGCCAACGGCAGGGGAATATGAGATTGAGTTCTTTTGGCTTGACGGAAACACTCCTGACGGCGAGCATCAAGATAGTGTGTGGTGGGAGAACGGAGCGGTCTGCAAAGTTGGCTTGGGTGATTTCGAAGTAACAATTAATGTAGACGGTGTAACTAGGATTGAGGATAGAGAAACGGGTAGCACCTACACAAGCAGTAGCGAGTTCCCTAGCGAGATAAATAACGACAGAGCTTTATCGGAAGCGAGTTCTGGAAACTACCCACGCTTTGAGTGGCAAAACAATTCGTGGTTCGACATTTACACATCTGACGGAGAACACTTAGACATGGTTAATCACGAAGCAGACGAAGCCTTTGACCAAGCGTGTGAGTATTTGATTGAGCAGTTCGTAAATGTTTGTATGATTGAAAATAATCAAATGCCACAAGTTGAGGGCAGACAAGTCGTGGTTCTTGATTTAGATTAGATTTTTGGTAGAATAGACCTAAGACAAAATGACGAGGGGTAAAAAATGCATTGTGTTCAATTACTTTTGGTTGAGGCAGATACTCACCAAGAAGCAATAGGGGAAGTTGAAAGCAGACTAGAGGAAGCAGATTGGTCTGATTGGTCTGAAGTTGGTGGTCGCTGGCAAGGTATGTTCGGAGATGATGAACCTACTAACGCTCTAAATTATGCTAATGACCCTGAAGTATTTATGAAGTGGATAAACACTTTTACTGAATACAGAACTACTAACATAAAAGAGGCTCTCGCTGGTTTAGATAAAAAGGGAAAAACTCTAAATGAAATTGTGGATACTTATGACCCAAGAGTAAATGATTTTGAGTTAGGTATGTCTGGCTACTACATAAGAAGGATTGGAACTTTGCTTGCCGATTATTGGACTAGCGATAGTGCTATCTGGGATTTAGCGGCAGGAACAGGAAATCTAAGTTATCTTATTGAAAGAATAGAAAAAGAACCGAAAAGACAATTTGCAGTAATTGTTGATTTCCACCACTAAAAAGAGTAGAATAAAGATACCGAACAGAAAGGGAAAATAAATGACGGCTTTCGGTGAAATGGTTGAGAACACGACTTACATTGTGGAAACTCCAAAATGTTTTGTGTGTGGAGATTATGGGCAAGTAGAAGTGCCTATGACGGGTTTTCTAATTAGACAACTCGGTGGGCTAATCCAAGAGGCTTACCCCGATTTAGATTTAGGCTTGCGTGAGCAAATGATTTCAGGCACGCACCCTGATTGTTGGGAACTCCGTTTTGGAAAGTGTGAAACGGCGTGAGAACAAAAAAGCAAGTCCGTAAGGACATAAAAGACCAAGCAGAACAAATAATGTATTTCGAGGCAAGTATGCCCGACATAGACAAAGCAACAAAGATGTTAGCCGAACGGCTAGAGAGTCTTTACTATGCTGGTTATGATGACGGATTGGATTACGCAGTAAATAATCCTGACAAACTAGGTGCTTCCTACTAACGACAAAACGAAACGGAGAAAAAATGTTTTTCAATGGATTTACTTTACTAATGATGATTATTGGCGGTGGGATTGGATTTGCTATCTCACGCTGGACTCTCACTACTGAATACCTTGTGGATAACTTAGCCAATAGAGTTGGACACGAATACGACTCGGAAGGTCAAGTTGTTATTTACACAGGACTTTATGACGAGGAACAAGAAGTCTATGCTGAGGGCTACTGATTTTTTCCCCCTTATTATGTAGAGGCGACACAGTAAGTTTGGATTTGCGAAAGGCAGGAAAGTAGGCTATTATTTTCTTACTAGGCAATCACGCTTAGTAAATGACGAAACGAAAGGTAGGAAGTAGCCAATGGCTAGCACTATCAAATCAAGCACCACAACCACAACCAAAAAGGTTGCTGGTAAGACAGTAAAGACAGTTGTTGATGAAACAACAGTTAGCGCAACAAGTGATGTTATTTCACTTGATAAGAACAAGAAAAAGGCAGAAGCCTTGATTGCTGAATTGGTTAGATTGCGTGAAGCAATTACCGATTTGGAAAAGGAAAAGACAGAAGCCACAGAAGCGATTTATGCGCTTATGGGTTGGGAGAAAGTCTTGATTGGCGATACCGAGAAATGGGTCGGCGTTGCTAATAAGGGAACAATCAACGGCGGAACAAGAATTACAATTTCTAACCGCTCACGCACAGATGTAAATAAGAAACTACTAGAAGCAGATTTCCCTGAAGTCTTTGCCAAGACTAAAGTGGAAACTACTTACACAGTAGTATCTACTAAATAGACAATCCCTAGTCGGCAGAACCCCTTGCGAAAGCAGGGGGTTTTGTTTTTCCCCCCTACTATGTATAAAGGGGGAAAAAAGAAAACGGCACGAGGTTGTAGAAAAAGTCAGATAGGCTTGGTAGAATAGAGTTGTTAGCAAGGGGCTAACGGCTAGGGAAAAGGAAAACAAATGAAAGATGTATGGGCTTCATCAGTAAGCGCAGAAATGGCAAACGGCTTGACGAAAAAGGAACTAGAGCAGTTGGTAGAGGAATTAGATGATGCGGTAATGCGTGTCTGCCTAGACTTTGGAATAGAGGGGTAAATAAATGAGCGCAGAGAAGTATTACTCAACGGGTAGAGATTTAACTATCTCAATAGTAGAAATCAAGGCGAGCAGTATGGAAGAAGCTGAAGCGGTTATGCAGAGGTTTATAGATAAAATCGCCGAGGTAATGAAGGACGAGGTTCGCTGGGATGAAGCGGATTGGAGTATTCAGGAAAACACTATGAACGCAGAAGGAACAGGTTATTGGGTAACGGACGAGGGCGTTCCAGATTACTACGAGATGAGTGATGTGGAAGCAGACGCAGATACTCTTGCGAGCGCAGGACACGGAACGGACGAGGACTACGGGGGATAATTTTTCCCGGAGAAGCCCCGCTACTTTTGTAGTGGGGTTTCTTTTTTTCTCCCTACTATGTAAGAAGGGGAAAAATAAAAATAGTTTTGCAGGTAGTCATTACCCGGAAATGAAAACTTTTGGTTGAGTATAGATTTTTCAACAACGCTATGATAAAATTATCTTGTTCATACAAACTAGGGAAAGGCAAGACAATGGACACAATGGAACAGCACACGGTTGAATTAACTAGCGACTGCACTTGCACTAACGAGGACGGCACGCCTAGTAATGATTGTTTTGATTGCTGGGACGACTCAGTATGGTTGTTCAAGGACTTGATGAACACTTGGCGCAAGACGGTTGGCGTGGAGTGGGACACCGTAAGAGTTACTGGCAAAGGTATGGGTTGGCAACGCACTAGCGGTGAAGCGGTAATACCGTTCGATGAAGTCTTAGAGTTATTAAAGATAAACGGGGACTTTACTCTACGGTTCAAGCGTGAAGGCAAAGTCCTTACGGCAACACGGTCAAGCCACGATGAGCCTACTGGCGCAGGATTTACTTTCACCCTTATTAAAGGAGAGGAAGCATAATGGCTTGCGAAGATTTCCCTTGTTGCGGACACGAGATGGGCGACTGCGAAGGACACCTATACGGCTCGGACGAGTCAATTAAGCGGATGGTGATTACACGGATGAGAAGTGAAAACTTTGACCCTTACTACGATGACTGGCTAGAGAAATAGGAGAGAGAAATGGGAAAAGATTATTTATCTATCTTGATGGAGTGGAAGCCTGATGGAAGTTTCACGGAAGAAGATTTATGGGATGCTATCGCTGAAGCGGAAGGAGTAGATGTAAGCGAGATAAGCGATAGGGATTTAACGGAGTTTATTTAATTTTCCCCCATAGTAAGTAGAAGCCCCTGCCAAACGGTGGGGGTTTCTCTTTGCTACATAAGAAGGGGGAAAAACAAATAAACTTGAAAAGGGCAGGGAAGTAGAGTATTATTTTCTTAACGGCAAATCATTAGGGATAAGCCGATTGTTCTAGGGAGAACAAATGCAAAACTCAGACAAGATGACGGTGGGAATTACTTTCACCGTTGGCGAGTTGTGGGAAGCCGTCTTTGGTTCAGACGGCGCAGGAATGGTTCACTGGTCTACCGAAATCAGAAATGAAAACGGCGAGGACATTGATTTATGGACTACCGATGAAAACGGTGAGTCAGTAACAAATCCACAAAACTTCCGAGTTTATGAAGATGAAGAAGAGAAGTGGCACGATGTATCTCTCGAACAACTTCGTGTTGGTTTCGAGAAGGCTCTTGTTGAAAACTCAACTCATTGCGGTGGCTATGCGTTGAAGCTTGATGACTACGACGCTTGCTTCGGCGACATCGTTATTCAGTATGCGGTATTCGGAGAACTTGTCTACGGATAAGCAAAAGTAGAGAAGCCCCTTGCTAAACGGCAAGGGGTTTCTTTTTTCTCCCTATCTATATATAAAGGGGGAAAATAAATAACGGCGTGGAGATATGGAGAAGTGCAGGAAGGTTTGGTAGAATTAATGCACCAGCAAGGGGCTGGTAAAGAAAGGGAATTATGAGCACAAATTATGTTGGAGTATCTCATCCTTGCGACGAGTGCCGAGTAGAAGTAAGTTTTATTATCCCAACAATTGACTCATCAACAAAAACATCGGAAACACTCATTGACGATAAAGGGAATATTGAATACTGGAAAACAATGAGTTGCGATGAGTGCGGAACAGTTAGCACTCACGCTGGTGTCTACCAATCAGAATGGATAGATGTTTAAACTTACATTGAGAAAAGCCCCGCTTCGGCGGGGTTTTTTTCTTTCTCTATATAAGAAGGGGGAAAAATAAAAAAGGATCCAGGTGAAATAAAAAGTCAGGAAAGTATGTTAGACTTAATACACACTCGCTAAGGGAGCGAGAGAATAGGGAAACAAAAATGGAACTACTAACGAAAGAACTTCGCAAGAAGTTGCCACCGCTTTACGCAAATGAAGAAGTGAAAGACCCAATGGTAATTGCTAAGTTTTTTGCGCTCGCAAGCAACTGGACTTGGTTTGCTATGGAGTTTGACGGAGAAGATTTATTCTTCGGAATGGTTCACGGCTTTGAGAAGGAGTTAGGTTACTTCAGCCTGAAAGAGTTACAGAGCCTGAAACTTTCAATGGGCGGAATCGAAATCCCTGCGGTTGAAAGAGATATCAACTGGACACCCCGCCGACTCTCAGAACTCAAGGAATACGCCTAGAGTAAAACGAAAGAACCCCCGTCAAACGGCGGGGGTTTTTTTCTTTCTATATATAAAGGGGGAAAAAAGAAACACCGAGAATGTTATTGAAAAAAGCATGAAAGGAGAAACCAAAATTCCAAAAGAATTCGTGGGCGTGGATGCACCGAAGTATCCAGAAATCGTTGTTCCGCTTGTAGGACAAGACGGCAACGCAGTCGCAATTATGGGACGAGTGGCAAACGCTATGCGTAAGTCAGGAGTCGCACAGGAAGAGATTAATCAGTATCTCGATGAAAGTATGTCGGGAGATTACGATAATCTTCTTCGCACCGCTATCAAATGGGTAGCAACGGAGTAACTTCCCTTAGGAGAAAGCCCTTGTCGAAAACGGCAAGGGTTTTTTCTTGTCTATATATAAAGGGGGAAAAAGAGAGTAGGATAGAAACATGGATAAGATAATGAATATTAAAAATGTAATGTTTATAGGTGATTATTTTTCAATGATAGTAAGTGTTGCCGTATCAGAAGATGATTTACAAAATGGAGAGACTTATGAGGACGCTTGTTTAAGAGCTGCGGGTAATCTTTTGAAAGGGCAGTATGGCTGGGATGTAGTCGCCGTTTCAAATCATATAGGCGTTCTTGATGAGGGAGACCCTAATTGTGAAACTTGTTATGGAGAGGGAAAAGTAAGAAGTGAAGTAAGCGGTCAGATGAGAGAGCTGGAATGCCCCGATTGTTTTAATAAGCGTTGATTTGAAAAAATGCAGGAAAGCGACTACAATCGGACTACAATTTAATACCGACACTAACTAGGGAAAGGAAAGATAAATGGCAACACTTCAAGAGAAGCTAGATGAAGCTTCAGAAGCTTGCGAAGTTATCTTGGCAGAATTGCTGGACGAAATAGAGAAAGACTAAATCGTTCGAGAGAAGCCCCCGCCCCTGCGGGGGTTTTTCTTTTTCTATGTATGTAGGGGGAAAAAGTTTTTGCACCGAAGTTGTAATGCTAGAATAAGAGTCCAGGTAGTAGCGAGGACTTCCCTTCCTATCGCTCCCTGATGAGATAGGCTTCCCTGCCTATCGCACCTCACCCCTGCCTCCCTAGCGGGGGTGAAGTGTCCCTATTGAAAATGTCAGATAGGTAATGTAGAATAAAGACAGTAGCTCGGAAGGGAGAAAGTTATGAGTTATGAAGGAAGTATGAAAGGTTCGGGTATCTACTCCGAAGATGTAACACTTGAGGTTGAGTGTGATGAGTGCGGTAAGTCTTGGGAAGAAGATTTTATGACCGACGACTGGGGAAATGTATCCTCAGAAGTAAAGTGCGAGTGCGGTAATGCTTGGACTTTTGAAAAGGAACAAGAGGAAATGGGCGACCCTAATGCGCCTGATACCTTAGAAGAGTTATGGGGCGAATAGACCCGAAGCCCTCCACCGAAAGGTGGGGGGTTTTTCTATATAAGAAGGGGAAAAATCAGGAAGGTTGAGTGCGGTTATTCTTTAGAGTATGGAAATAGTTCAGAAGGTATATCACTCAAATGGATCTAGTGCGCCGTTTATTGTTGCCATAGTTGATGACCCTGATGCCGGGGATACAAAACTTGTAATTATGTTTGAAGATAATGAATACACCGCCGTTTTATCGTTAGACAGACTTATTGAAAATGAGGATATAGGAGACAGAAACTCTCATAGTGCCGATAAGTATGAGTATGCCTTGCGTGATGAACTTTGGAATGATTTTAACTACTAATTAAGGATTGAGCAATGACCACAATAGCATCAGTGCAGGGTGATGGCTGGGCGGTTATTGGTTATGACTCCAGAGTTTCAGAGGAAGAAGGTAGAACTTATATTCTGCCGAAAGACAATGGAAAAGTTTTTAAGAATGGTAACTACATAATTGGAGTAGCTGGTGATGTGCGGGCTATTAATTTATTGGCTCATGTTTTTAAGCCACCAGTTTGCACCATAAACACTTTAGGGGTAAAACTAAATAAGTTTATGACTGCCGTATTTATCCCAGAACTTAAGAAGTGTTTTGAGGAAGCCTCTTACTCAAAAGATGGCGACCACGAAAGTCAGATTATTGTTTTAGTTAATGGAACTATCTATGAGATAGGTGAGGACTACTCTTGGTGCCACGATACCGTTGGGGCATACTCTATTGGTTCAGGTTCAGCCTATGCTCTAGGCGTTCTTAATGCCTTATCAGAGGGAAAGAAAAGAACTCTCACTAACGCAAGGTCAGCTATCAAAACTGCGCTCGCCGTGTCTGCAAAGTTTGATAACAAAACTGCCGAACCTTTTTATCTTTTAACGCAATACCGAGATTAGTTTTTCCCCCCTTATACATAGACAAAAAAATAACCCCCGATTTCTCGGGGGCTACTTTCTTTAGCACTTTTCGCAAAGTATGTTGCGGTAATAATCTATTTGCCTAATTTGGAATTGCTCTCCGCACCGATAGCAATTTATCCAAATCATTACTTCACTTGCTTTTACTCTTGCCACTTGAGTTCCCTTTCTCTTGGCTTGTATCTTAATTTTATCTTATGTGCCGTCAAAAGTGTGGGAACTTATAAGTTGGCGTGTTATTTATTTATTTTTTATTTTCCCCTTTATATGTAGAAAAAGTCAGGAAAGTCGTGTAGAATAAAGCCATACACACTCGCTAAGGGAAGCGAAGGTGAATAGGGATAAAGGGGTAATTAAATTGCCAAAGGAAAAAACAAAAGTATGTATTGGGTGTTTCTATCCTCTACCGCTTTCACAGTTTAATAAATACAACTGGGGCGTTGATGGAGTAAGAGCAAGATGTAAGAAGTGTTTCGCAATTCACCGCAAAGGTGGCCCGGCTCGCACCGCAAAGCGCAAGGAACTATTAGCAAAAGGATTACGCCCTTGCTCTGGTTGTAAAAGAAGCAAGCCTCTATCCTCTTTCCAAGAAAAAACATACGCAAATGGAAATGAAGGCTGGGAAGGTCAATGTAAGAGTTGCGTATCTAAGTCCTCAAAAGTTAAGAACGCGAACAGAAACAAAGATACAAGAGGTTTCGTGTTTGAGTATCTAAAGAAGCACCCTTGCGTGGATTGCGGTGAAACCAATGTATTAGCCCTAGAGTTTGACCATATTCACAGCAAGAAGTTTGATATTGGAAACGCACTAAATAGCAATAAAGGTATGAAATTAGTTAAGGCAGAAATTAAAAAGTGTGTTGTGCGTTGCTCTAGTTGCCACCGCATAAAGACTCACATAGAAAGAGATACTTGGAGATTTAATCTATCTTTACAAGACAAGGCTACAAGCCGTAAAATTAAGAACACAAAGCAATACAAAACTTTAATGAAGGCGGGGTGATTAAATGGGATATGTAGAAATCTTTCGCTTAGATGAGGAAGGTGCTGGCTGGGTAAATCTAGAGGAAGCCACACCTGCCGAACTCTCAAATCTAGAAAAAGGTTTAGCAGAGGAAGGCGCACTTTAAGAAAGGAAAGGGGGCGCTCGCAAGGGCGCTCTCTTTTCTCCCTATATAAGTAGGGGGAAAATAAAAAGAGAGAAAGGAAAATAAAGCTATGAAGTTTCTACCTGATAGTGCGGTGCTTGGGACACTAGGACACATTAAGAACGCCACAAGAAAGAAAAGAGGTAGTGCGGTTGGGTTGAGTATGGTTAGAGATAGACACGCTTATTACTACCCACGCAGAACCACGCAGGAATTATTAGCCTTAGCAGGACACGCCCGAAAAGCAAATAAAGCAGGAAAGTAGAAAAAAGCAGGGAAGTAGTGTAAAGTTCTACTAGTGGCTAAGGGAGCCACAGAAAGCAGGGACAAAGTGAAAACAGAAGCAAAGTTTATTAGGCGCAGAATTGCGGTTGCTCTTATTGCGCTCGCTCTTATTGCTTGGGCGTTTGACGCAACAACACCTGAACAATGCAAAGTTCCAGTTGAGCAGATGAATAGTTTTTGTAAGGACTTGCTCTACCCGTAAGGGTAGGGCAGGTCTCTATATATAAAGGGGGAAAAATGCCTAGACTTAGAAAACCAGAACCAATTATGTTAAATGATGATGAACTCTATGCGGTTATGCGAGCCACATTTCAACACCCTAAAGTTCGTAAATGGAAGCCGACAGGTTATGAACTAGAGTTATTAAAAGACGCTTACGAAAAAATCGCTACAGAGTATTACGCTCGTGCAGAAGAAGAGCAGCGCATTGACAATGAACTACAACTAATAAGAGCCGAATACGAGGGATAAAAGATGATGTTTGATATTGGCTTTGGGCTACCGACTTACTTGGCTCATATAACTATTGGAGTTGGTCGCTACACCCTTTGGCTAAACATTGTGGCTACTAACTGGAAAACAATTCATTTTGGAAAAAGGTGGGGCGACTGGGTTGGTTGTTTCTCCGTCTTTACTTTTGCCTATACAAGGAAGGAGGGGTAGATATGGTTTTAGATAATGGAACAATGCTTGCAATAATTATTGCGCTCGCAGGTTCGTGTTTTGTTATGGTTGTTGGTATCAGAGCGCAGGGACAGTTGCACCGAGTCATCAACCAAAAGAATGAAAAAATCAGATTTCTTGAAGCGGAAATCTCTAGACAGAAAAGGAAAGAACTAACAAATGAAAGTCGCTAGTATTCAAGAAGAAGCAGTAAAGCTTTATGAAGGTGGGCTGGCTATTGAAGCAGTCGCTAAGGAGTTGGGGGTTGCCTACCGAACTGCAAGAAAGGCTATCTACTCTAAAGGGGTAGTGGCTAGAGACCCTTCTGCAAGGCTACTAGGTAGAACAAGTCCTACTGGAAAGAAGGCACAGGCAAAGACAACAACTACTAAGAAGAGGGGAAAAAAGTAAATGGACTTTAACCGAATTGTTTGGACTGCCGTTCTTTCTATGGCGCTCGCAGTAGGTTCAATTATTGCTGGACTACAGAACAGTTCAGGGGGAGACAGTCTTGCCTTGTCTCTCGGACTGAGTTCTATCGCTCTTGCAACCCTTTCAGCAAGGGAAAGACGCTAGGCGCTCGCAAGTCTCTAAAGTGTGGGGAAGGGCTGAAAACAGTCCTTCCTGCACTTTTTTTGGGGCATTTAAGGATTTTTATGGATTTAGCACGCTCAGCAGGGCTTTTAAGCGTAAAAAGTATTTTTGAGACACGCATACTGCGGATTTGACTAGGGGACTTCCCTGCACTTATGCTAGAGTTTATGCAGTACCAAAGAACGACACAAGGAGATCTACGAATTAGACACTTGAAGTAAGGCTATCCCCTAAGAGGCGATGGTCGGGTTGGCTCAGAGAGCAACCCTGTCCCCGTAACCTAACAAAGGAAAAACCAAATGAACCCAACTCTAAAGACCCCTGAAAAGGTATTGGCGCTGGTATCGCTCTTTATAGTTCTATCATCAGGAGCAGTAGCAGTAGCAGTAGAGAACAAAGTCCAAGAGGTTGTCGCAACAGAGCAAGTGGCAACAGAAAGAGTAAGACCCGTAGTTGAGTCAGAGCCAGTCAAGAAGACTAAGCCTCTCTCCTACTTTGAGAACAAGACAAGCCTTACCGACATTGAGTTGGTGTCCCCTTGCCTTTAATGGCAACACGCTAACTGGCGACAACTCTTACGGCATATTCCAAATCAACATGATTAACTCTCTAGGCGAAGACCGTAGAGAGAAGTTCGACTTAGACCATAATGCGGACTTGTTCAACCCAGTCAAGAACGCTCAAATTGCCATGCATATGAGCAATGGTGGAAGCGACTGGACTTCATGGCACATAGGTAAAGACGCTTATACTAGTACCAGTGGAAAACACTTCGCTAAGTTCAAGCAGTGGCTTAGCAAGTTCCCTACAGAAAAGAAGTGAGACTATGAGCGAGCAAGAAAACCTTATGCCGTTGCTTGGTTCTCTAGTGCCTTCAACTAGTGAGCAAGCGCTCGCCGTTGAGACAGAGCCAGTAGCGATTAAAGAAGAACCAAAGAAGGACAAGAAAGCCCCAACTTTTCAAGCCAACCCTGAAAAGTATGTTTATCTTTCAGCTTTGAAAGTAAATGCTTATGAAGGTAATTCTGAGTCAGTCAAGACAGTTCAACTGCGGTTGAATGATTTAGGCTTTAGTTCAGTAATGAATGACAAGTTTGGTCGTCTTGGTGAAGGAGCAGTTGAAGCGATCAACGCATTTAGAAAGTCCAAGGGACTTAGTGAGTGCGGTTGCTTTGATGAAGAAGTTTTGGCTTATCTCTTTGATGGTCAAAGTGTTGGAGTTCTTCCATAAATTAAGACAACAAAAAACCCCCTTCCTTTTGGTAGGGGGTTCTTTGTTTTAGGGGTTTTATACTTGTGCAAAGATTTTCAATAAGCGGTCTGCATAATCTTTATCAAGACCTAATTGCTCACCTTCATCATCATAACCCCCTGCAATAACTACATCACCGAGAATTACATCAGGAAAGTTTGGGAAGTTAGCCAACCAAATTTCAGTGGCTCTTGAATTTACTGGAAGACCCTGCAACTTTCCTTCTTCATTCATAATAAGTGTGTAACCACTTGCAAGAGTCTTTGGCTCAATAAGACCACCTACCGCCATTTGAAGTGTTAGTAGTTCGTTACTATCTGCCGTTAGGTCAATGATAGAAGCGTTTCCTTCTGCGGTTAGTTTAATTGCTAGTTTCATTTGTTTTCTCCCTAGTGTGGTACTTGGTTTCCCACTACCGAAAGAATAGATTACTTTCCTGCACTTTGCAAGATTAAAGGGAAGCTTTTGTGCGGTGTGTCTTAGAAAAAGAAAAAGCCCCCCTTGGATAGGGGGGCTAATTCTTGCGGTTACTTGGTTAGGAGTAAGTCCAAGATTTCGCTATCTGAAAGGTTGCGGTAAGGGTTCTCATAAGAGTTTGGATTCTCTTCAGTTACCTTAACCTTTAGTACGGTTGCATTCATTCCCTTTGCATTCTTTGCGGTTTCAGTAATTAAATCGCAAGCATTTGTTGCGGTATCAACATGGAAAGAATAATCTCTTTCTGTAGTGATTGTTCCGTTTGAAGTTTCTTCTGTGTACTTAACTGTAATTTGAACTCCGTATGACATTTGTTTTCTCCCTTTTTGTTATTGAAGCCCCTTGCTTCAATAAGTAAAAGATATTCTACTTTCCTGCACTTTACAAGTTTATAAGTAGTCATTTCGTGTACATGACTAGTCATACTTTTTTAGGCTAATAGTCAGTAGGTTACTAGTCAGTAGGTTACTAGTCAGTAGGTTAGAGGGTAGTAGTTACTAGTCAGTAAGTTACTAGTCAGTAAGTTACTAGTGAGTAGTAGTTAGTAGTAAGACCTATGAATAATAAAAAGCACATATATATTAAAAGAAAAACTAGAATAAAAATAACAATAAATAGCCCATAAATCTCCACAAAAAATAAAAAATAAAAATAGAGGGGCATGCTTGCTACAAAATTTATTTTTAAAAGTTAAAAAAGTGTCTTTCAAAAAGGGGGAAAAAATAAAAGATTTTTTTAGAAAAAAAGCCCGGAACGATTTTGAAAAACCCGGAAATATACTTCTGCCTTCTCCGGGGCCAAAAGCAAAATATGGAAAGGTTCATATATTTTAAGCTGTCGTACAAGATTGGATCCCCTTTCTTCTCGTACACCCTTCTAAAAACTCTGTACAATAAGATCATGCTGAACCCGCCTAAACTTCCGATAGAGGAGGTCATCTACATCTCGACGCTTACACGCTCAGAGATGGAGTCACGCCTACGCTCACTGTGGAAGGCAGGTTGGTCACTGGGGGTTATTGGCAATTCCCTCAACCCAGTTGTCCCTAAGACTACGATCCACTTCTGGGTCCGTAGAGCAGAAGATGCTAAGCAGTTAAAAGCAGTTCCACTGCCACCTCCAAAATCTTTAACCACCTCCGTACCCACCAAGCATGCTCCTCGTCTCAAGTCCATATCTCCGGGCGTACCTCCAGAGATCAGAACCAGACTTCGTGAGCTTTCGGTCCTCTCAAAACGCTATAGAGCTAAGACACCTCCAACTAGCCCTCTAGCTCAGGCAAACAACGAGCTCACTCAGATTGCAAGGCAGCTCAGAAGCCGTGGAGTGCCTACAGCAGCCATAGCTGAGGCCGCTGGGGTCACATACCGTGCTATGGCAAGGCGTCTTAGTCAATGAGCCGCCTCTATAAAACAAAAAGCGGCACATACAAGGACACCGAACTGGTTGTGGTTGTTTGGAAGAACCCTAAAAAATCTAAAAGACCTCAATCACGATCCCTTGAGACTATGTCTGCACCTAACTCGAGTTATCCGATGGCTTTCCCGTTAGCCGCTCTTAAGAGTCACTATGCGTGGAAAGAGGCAAAGCATGTAAAAAGCTCTGAAGACTTTGATACGAGCATCGAGACTAGCTCTAGAGAAGCTCCAGTGATACTTGATTTACATTTAGCAGGTTACACGCTAGGCTGGAACGACTTTTATGTCCCTGAAGAATACACAGAGTTTGGATAAGCCTTTTGAGAGCAGTATCTGATGTCTTCCCAGCGTTAGTTTGGATTGCCCCACCCGGTTCCGTTGGTCTTGATGAGCTTTCTATACCTGGACCATCGCCTCAAGGCACTCGCAAGGTAGATAGAGTCAGAGTTGTACTTCTTGGTGACAGTATTCTGATAGCGCAGGACTCTCCACAAGGGCCTACACTTGTCTTCAGAGAGAAGTACACCCATAGACACGTCGATGGGAAGCTTCAAGCAGTTTTAACAGAGTCCGAAAAGGTTGTGGCTTTTATTAAGGACGCTTCTTGCGGTTGTGGGTCGCGTCTTAGAGGTTGGAATCCATATGGACAGAACAATTCCGTCTACTCGAATCAGGACCCAACAGAATGAAAGATATAACTCTTCTGCAGTTTGTTCTTCTAGGGCTAGCTACATACCGTGTAACTCGCCTAGTAACTCGTGACATGGTTACAGCCCCTTTGCGTAACGCCTTTTGGAAAAAGTTTCCACCAGAGTCTTCCTACATTGGCTATTTATCCACTTGTGAGTGGTGTTTTAGCTTTTGGATAGGATCAGGGTTTGTAATTTCGGCTATCATTATTCCATCAGTAACCTACATAGTTGCTACCGTTTATGCGGTATCTGCTATAGCAGGACTGTTGACTGCATATGAAGATAAGTAAGACTTCATATTCCGCAACTAGGATGACAAGGAGTTACCGTGGGTCTATTCACTAACGACACACCTAATCAACCAACTCCTCCACCATCTAAGCCAAAGCGTAAGAGAACTAAGTCAACATTTTCTCGTTCCACACAAGTAATTCAGGCTCCAAAGCCTTCAACAATTTCTTCCGTGTTTACTAACACAGCACAATCTGCAAGCTACTCAACTCCTAGAACTGGAATATTATGATGCAATTGGTGAAATCAAATATGCATTTAATTTAGTTGCATCAGTTGTTTCACGAATCAGAATTTATGCAGCAGTAATTGATGATCCATCAGAGACTCCAATTTCTGTTCGTCAATCAGAGTTAATTGATGATCGTCTTGGTGCAGCAGCAGAGCGTGCACTTGCACGATTGAACTCTGCATACGGTGGACAAGCTGGACTTCTCAGAGATGCTGCACTTAACCTTGCAGTAGCTGGAGAATGTTATTTAGTTCAGATGCCAGCTAAACCATCTCAGAGATTGCCTGAGTCTTGGGACATTCGTTCTGTTGATGAAGTAACAACCGATCCTCGTGGCGGTTTTAATGTTATTGGAAGACGTGAACAATCAACCACTACACAAGGTGGAAACGGTCAAGCATCTAAGCTAGGCAAGGATGCATTTGTTGGACGCATCTGGCGTTCACATCCACGTTTTTCTGACGAAGCAGATTCATCACTTCGTGGTTTGCTAGATCTCTGCGCTGAACTACTTCTCCTCAACAGAACATTCCGTGCAACTGCACGCTCTCGTCTCAATGCAGGTGCTCTCTACTTGCCAGACGGACTTTCTGTTGCTTCACAAGGCGATGGAGATTTCCCTTACGACTCAGAAGATGGCATTGGTCCAAACTTTACTGCTGAAGAAGCAGAAGATGAGTTCGAAGAGCAACTAATGGATGCGATGACAACTCCGATTCGTGACGAAGAGTCCGCATCAGCAGTTGTTCCGCTAATCATTCGTGGTCCTGCAGAGCTTGGCGACAAGATTAAGCAGTTTAAGTTTGAACGTTCATTTGACCCAGCACTTGCACAACGAGCTGATCGTGTACTAGAGCGCATCCTTCAAGGACTCGATGTTCCAAAGGATGTTGTGACAGGTCTTGCAAATGTCAAATACTCAAACGCGCTTCAAATTGACGAATCTTTATACAAAGCACACATCGAGCCACTTATGTTGCTTATTGCAGATGCATTAACTGTTGTTTATCTTCGTCCATACCTTCTTGCAAACGGTTTTGAAGAGTCACAAGTAAATCGCATTGTTGTTTGGTATGACCCATCAGCAATTGCAACTCG